ACAAAGGTGATCCCGATTGTATTATTTATCGCTCTAGTTGGGAAAGGATGTTCATGGTTTATTGTGATAACAACCCAAATGTATTGGAATGGTGTAGTGAGGAAGTGATTATTCCATACAGATCACCATTAGATGGTAGACTTCACAGATACTATCCTGACTTCCTTATAAAGGTACGTACTGCTAAAGGTGCGACCGATACTATACTTATCGAAGTAAAACCATATGCTCAGACTCAACCACCTACTGTTCGCAGCCGTAAGACCAAAAAGTACATCAATGAGGTTGCTACGTACGGCATAAATAGTAGCAAGTGGAAGTTTGCTAAAGAGTACTGTAAGGATCGAGGCTGGAAGTTTCAGATTATTACAGAGAAAGAGCTAGGAATCTAATGGTAGCATACGTATTCGATCGGATCATTGCACAGGGTGCTCGTGCAGGACAGATACCTGCGCGTACTCAACAAGCACGTACATGGTTCAGAGACAAAGCATCTAACACTCGTACTCAGCCTGGTAGACTAATATCTAGTAGCGACAACTATGTTGGTAAGCCAGAAGTAGGTGGTATGTTTCTATTTGGATACGATCCAAAGCATAAGAAGACTCTTCCATACTACGATAGGTTTCCTCTAGTCATTCCAGTAGACGAAGCAGAAGGTGGCTTTGTTGGTCTTAACATGCACTATCTTCCTCTCAGGCAGAGAGCAGTACTGATGGATGCATTGTATAAGACAGTATCAGATCAGAGATACAATGATAAGACTAAGCTGCGTATCAACTATAATGTACTAAAGAGTGCATCTAGGTTTAGAGCATTCAAACCAACATTCAAGAAGTACCTTGCTAGTAACGTACGTACAAGGTTTGTAAAGATAGAACCAGTAGAGTGGGACATCGCTCTTTTTCTTCCTCTACAACGGTTTGAGAAGGCGTCTGCCGCACGTATACATAGAGACTCACTAGGAGCACTACAGTAATGGCTTTTAGGTTAGACGACATTAGAGGCAACCTGAGACAGGGTGTTGCCAGAACGTCACACTACGAGATGATCATAGAAGGCAATAGAGATATTACCTTTCGAACGATTAGCATTTCTGCTCCTGGACGGTCCATAGGTGCAACTGCTTCTGGAGTGTACGGTGCCGTTCAAGAGATAGGTCACAGTGCGATCTATGCTCCAGTCAGTGCTCAATTGTATTGTAGACCAGATCACACTGAAAGAAAGTTTTTTGCAAGTTGGCAGGATGGGATCATAGGTCCAGCTAGGCTATTTGGAGCTGGACAAGATGAGTCGTTTGATGTTGGCTACTATAAAGACTATGTCAAAGATGTAACAATCAAACAATATGATGAGCAAGGAAACAAAGAGAACGAGATAAAGCTAATAGAGGCTTATCCACGGACTGTAGGTGAACTTAACTACACCTACCAAACTAATGAACTTTTAACATTTACAGTATCACTACAATACAGATACTATGAAGAGAAATAAATTATGGCGCTTCCAATATTAAACACCCCTGAATTTCAAACTATTATTCCATCTACCAACCAGAAAATTACCTTTCGTCCTTTCCTAGTAAAGGAAGAGAAGATATTGTTCATGGCATTGCAGGGTAACGATCCTTCTGAGATGTCTACAGCTGTACAGAGAGTACTTCAAAGCTGTATCACCACTCCTGGTGTCGATGTTAACTCATTTGCTACATTTGATCTCGAGTATCTGTTCTTAAAGCTGAGAGCAAAGTCTGTTGGTGAGATAATTGATCTTAGGTTAAGACATAGTCAAAGTGAATGCAATCACGTGCATCAGCATAGTATCAACATCGAAGATATAAATGTTACGTTTCCAAATGATCTAGACAACAAGATACAGATAACTGATCAGGTTGGTCTTGTACTCAAGTATCCATCAGTACAGCTAGCTGCTATGCTTCCAACAGATAATGATATGGAATCAATGATGAATATGATAGCTGGGTGTGTAGATGTAGTATATGATAGCGACAATGTGTACGAAGACTTCTCACAAGAAGAAATACAAACTTTTTTAGAAAGTCTTAATGGGACTCAGTTTGCTAAGATCAGAGACTTTTTCAAGAGAGTTCCTAAACTATCTCATCATATTGAATGGACATGTCCCAAGTGTGAACAGTCAGAGAAGATTCACTTGGAGGGTCTCGCTAGTTTTTTTATGTAGCGCTCGGGTATGATAACCTTATGAACCACTATAGGGTTAACTTTGCACTAATGCAGTACCACAAATATACTTTGAGCGATCTTGAAATGATGGTACCATTTGAGAGACAAATCTATGTTGCTATGCTTATCGAACATCTGGAACAAGAAAGACAAAGACTAGAGAACAAACAATGAGCGACGAAACAGCACGACAAATAGAGTACCTCATCGAAGTTACTCAACAGGACATTCAGATAAAGGCTAGTTTGCTTGCTGATGTCGTTGAGGGTGAAATACTTGTTAGTGAGATGTTACAAGATATCAAACTAGATGTAGCTGACATAAAAGATGGTCTGTTTCAATTTTTTACTGATGAGCAAATACGTTTTAAGACTCAGCAAGATCAAGCTGATGAACAATACTTTCGAACTTTAGAAGCACTGAGAGAAGCTAGAGGAGACACACCTGAGACCCCTGAAGATCAAGAGGATGAACAACCCAAACAAGTTGCATCAGGAGGATTAGGGGGTCTTGGCAATCTAGGTTTAGGACTTTTAGGAGCTGGAGCTATTGGTAGATTTTTAGTAGGAAGATTCCTCCCCGCAGCTGCCATAGCTGGAGTTGTTACCGGTGTCATAGACTATATGGCAGAACGACCTAGGATACTAGAAAGGTTGTCTGCTGAAGGTTTAACAGGAGAGGACCTTGAGACGGAAGCTACTACTCAAGCGCTTGGTGAAGTGATGAGTGACTTTAGTGACAATGTCATCGAGCCATTGGTAGAGCCTATAGCCGTCTTAGCTGCTAAAGAGTTTGGTTTTAACGATAAAGAAATAATTGAATTAAGAAAAAAGGTAGATAATCTCAGTAAGGTGTTTGAAAAAGGGACGGAAGACCTCGTTGATATGTTTAGTACTTTCTTTGGAAGAGAAAGTTCGAGGGCAGCGCTGAGAGAAGATCAAGAACAAATAGATGAGCTCCAGCAAGAAATAAATCAAATCCAAGGAGAAGCGGTTAGTCTTGGTTTAATGACTCCAGAAGGACAGTTAACTGATGAGACAGCTCAGGGTTTATCTCGGTTAGAAGAGATCTCTGCAAGGCAGGAAGAAATGCGTGGCCTTCCGAAAGCATCTACATCAGAAGAGTCACGTGAAAGAGCTGGAGAGGTTGGACGTTTACGTGAAGAGAAGAGACAGCTAAGAGTAAAACTAGCTCCGGTACTCAACCAACAAGAGATTATTAAACAACGTCAAGAACTTGAAACTAAAACTAAATTATCTCAAGCTGGATATGAAGCGGGTGACCTGCAAACAACTGCTCAAACTAGTTTTAATGAACTAACTTCTAATGAAAAAAGCGACTTTATTAAAAAACAAGTATCCCCAGCAATTAAAGCAGCCGAAGAAGCTGGTGCTGTCGATGTAAATGAGGCTCTATTTTTAAGTAATCTCCCAGGCGCTACAATGTCAGGAGGCATTGCAGGTATACCATTATCAATTGATAGCTTAGAAGCTCTTGAAAATCTTTCACCTGAACAATTACAGGCACTTCTCATTAATGATGATATTCTAAACAACTCAACTCTACAGGTGGGAGCTATGGAGACTAGTGACAGAAAGATTGTAGAGTACATATACAGAATGAAAACTGAGGGAGCTGCTGATCCAAGACTAGCTCCTGTACAAACCGCATCTCCAGAATCACAAGGTGCCCTACAAAGTGCACAGAGTACTTTAGATGCTGCTAATCAATTGAGCGCATCGTTTGTTACTAGTGTGACACCATCTCCAACAGTGTCCGCTGCAGTACCGGTTAATGATATGTCTAGAAATATGGTAGCTCAATCATCAGCGCCTATAGTTGTCTCTACCTCACAAGGAGGGTCTCAGGTAACTAATATGGTTAACAACAGCTCTACAACAGTGCTAGGTGGAGGAGCTCCGGCTCGATCATCTGATATTTCGTCTCAAAGACTTTTTGACAGAATGCAATACACATAAAAAAGGGGGCCTTCCTAGGTGCCCCCTTCCTCTGCTAGAGTTGCGTAGGTGCTAGCAGTCACCCTTCATGGCGAGATCCGGTATTACTCGCATGAATCTTTAGTCGTCTTGAGCTAACTTCTCAAAGAACGACATTCCATCGTCATCATCTTCGTCTGTGGACCAGGGTAGGTCATCAGCGTCTGCCGTAGCTGCTGCAGGAGCCGGAGCTGCCTTTGCAGGAGCAGGAGCTGGTTCAGCTTCCTCTACAGTAGCACTTCGGTTACTAGTATCAGCATCAATACCAAGTACACGGTTCAGCTTAGCCTGTAGTTCCTCATACGACTTGAAGTTAGATGGGTCAGTGAACTCAGCAAGAGGAGTCTGTGACTTCCAGATTGCTTCCAACGCATCGTCTTCAGCGAGAGGCTCAGGTGAGTCAAACTCGCTCTTGTCGTAGTTACGGTATCCTTCTACCTGTCGGATCTTTAGCTTGAAGTTAGCACCTTCCCAGAAGTCAAATGGGTTTACTGGTTGCTCGTCTTCGAACTGAGGATTCATCAGATCATTGATCTTGTCCCAGATACGCTTACCGAACTTGTACAAGAACACCTTTCCGTTGTTGTCAGGGTTGGAAGGATCGTTGATCACCTGAATGTTAGAGATGTAGTTAAGACGTCGCTTCTGCTTACGAGCTTGGTCTTTGTTAGCATCGATCCCACTGTTCCACAACATAGAGTTGTATTCCGAGACAGGATCCTTCTTACCAATAGTGGTAAGTGACTCCTCGATGTACCAACCACCAGGACCTTGAAAGCCATGGTTCCAGGTTTGTACCCAAGGTAAGTCGTCTCCCTGTGCAGCAGGCAAGAACCGAATGACTGCATAGCCATTACCAGCTTTGTCTACAGCAGGTTTCCAGAATCGATCTTCTTGCTGTGCTTGCGGATTGCCCGAAGACAGCTTATTAGTTTCGTCGATCAGAGTCTTGAGGGAGGATGAGCGTGAGCGCTTAAGCTCAGAGAATGAAGTAGCCATATCTTTTTCCTTGTATAGCGGTGTATGTCGTTTTATCCACAGATTGCATCATATAAACAGCTTATGCATAATAGCTTTGTACTTGCCTTTATCGACTTGTACGAAGCTACTATATTTATCTATCCGACGACAAGTACTGCTCCAGATTATGTCGTCATCTAGATCCTTCGACCATCTC